AACTGCACAGCAAATCACCAAAACAGAAACCTATCGTGATCCAGATAGCTTTGCTGACATCGTGCGTGGTATGCACCTTTATGGTCGTAAGATTTTGCGCCCCGAAGGTATTGTCACTGCTAAATACAACGCCGCTTAAGGAGAACATAAATGGCAACTATTACCACTCTCTCTAACTCTGTTGGCGCAGCTACACAACCTGCTCGTAGCGTCCGTCCTATGCCTTATGTGGTGGAAAACACCATCAGCTTGGCTGCTGCTGTAACAGCAAAAGGTAGCGCACTTGCTGCTGCTGACGTAATTGAAGCTCTGCAAATTCCTGCTGGCTCTATTGTGTTGGCTGCTGGCTTTGAAGTTACTTCTGCTGTCACTGGTAGCTGTACAGTTAGCTTAGGCGTTACTGGTGTCACTGCTGCGGCTTATGTTTCAGCTTTCGCTGTAACTGGCTCAACGGCTGTCGGTACTTATGCAACTCCTGCTACTGCTGGCTACCCCATCGTGTCACAATCTGCTGATACATTGGACTTGTTGTTGGTTACTGAAACCACAACACTGAGCGTTGGCTCCATCCGTGTCTTTGCTGTCCTCGTTGACGCAGCAGACAAAGTTGGCCCTGCTTCTGTAGATCGTGAACAGTTGGCTTAATAGCTAACTAAACCGAGGGGCAGCTTCCAAAAGAGGTTGCCCCTTTTTTTGTTTATAACGAAAGACTTTATAATGGCTATCACATCTGCTCTTTGTACAAGTTTTAAAAAAGAACTCCTAGAAAGAAAGCACGACTTCAATACTACTTCTGGACACACTTTTAAAATTGCTTTGTACACTTCTTCGGCATCTCTTGACGCTGCAACCACGAATTACACAACTTCCAACGAAGTGGTAGGTACAGGCTACACCGCTGGTGGAGCAACCCTTACAAACATTGACCCAACATTTAGCGGCACTACAGCTTTTGTAGACTTTGCTGATGCAACTTTTGCGAGTGCCACCATCACTGCTGCTGGTGCTCTTATCTATAATACTACAACAGATGGTGGATCAGCTACTACCAATGCTGTAGCTGTAATTTCTTTTGGCGGGGATAAAACCTCTACCAACGGCGACTTTGTCGTTCAATTCCCCGCAGCAGACGCAAGCAACGCCATCATTAGAATTGCTTAAGGAGTAGCTATATGGCTACAACTGTACGCTCTGGTGCTATATACGGCATAGGTGTCTATGGTGTAGCCAGATATGGTAAAAGCAATGTTGCTTATACCCCAGATGGTTTTCAGGCAGTAGCCACTAGCGATAGTGGTGTTGTAATAAGTGGAGACGCTAACCATGTAGTTGTTAGTTTAGTATCTCCTGCTGCTGTTGGTAGTGTTGGTGTTGTTGGTGTGGCTGTAACTAGTGTAGTTGGTGTAACAGCCACTGCTAGTGTTGGCACTAATTTTACATTCAGCTTAGGCTGTAGATTTACACCCTCAGGAGTGGCCTCTACAGGCTCTGTAGGCAGCGTTATTGTCTTAGCTAAGGCTAGGGTATTGCCAACAGGAAACGTTGCTTCTACCGATGTTGGAAGCCTTTCTGTAAGTGGGGGCGCAACAACCCTCCTAACAGGAAGTGAAGCTACAACAGCAATAGGTGTTGTAGATGTAAGAAGTATAAATAGAATACCTGTTGATGGTATCGAAGCAACAGGTAGTGTAGGCAGTGTTGTTGTTGTAGCTAAAGCTAATACAAGTGTTTTTGGTTTTGGAGCAACAGCAATTTTAGGGATTGTAGAAACAATAGCACAAAGTGTTTATGCTACAACTGGTGTAGTTGCTACAGGAAGTGTTGGTAGTTTTTCTATATTTGAGAACGCACAACCCACCTTTGATGGTGTAGTTGGAACAGGTAGTGTTGGTAGTGTTACAATCACCACTGTTGTTTTCAATTATAATGCTGTTGCAGCCTTATATGATAGAAACAGGACAGTGTATGTGGAAGCTCGTTCCACTACCAAAGAACGTACAGTGATGGTGATGAAAGATAATAGAGTTGTTTATGTTGAAGGAAAGTCTACAACAGCTACACGAACTGCAAGTGTAGATGAGCTTTCAAGAAAGATATATACATATAGAAAACCTTCTTCATCTGATAGAAGTGTATTAGTGGCTTAAGGAATAATATGTCATTTAAATGGCCTAATAAAGATCCAGATGAAACCCTAGACTACAGTGTTGATTGGTCTAGATGGCTTAATGGCGCTACCATTTCCACTATTGTTTGGTATGTAGACAACAGTGCTGGAGCTAAGACAGCACTGACAGCAGGAAACACTGTTAATGGTTTGCAGAATGTTGCTCAAACTATTAGTGGTGGGGTGGCTACAATTAATTTAGGCTTAGGCACAAACAACACTGAATATAAAATCTATTGTAATATGTCTGATAGTAGTGGTAATGTGGCTGAGCGTGTTATTAGATTGAGAATTAAGGAACAATAATGGCATATAATTTTCTTGATCTAGTTAATGAAGTGAATAGAAGGCTCAATGAAGTTGAGCTTACTTCTAGTAACTTCCCAACGGCTGTTGGTTTCTACGCACATAATAAAGATGCAGTGAATGCTGCCATCAGAGACATCAATCACATCCACCATGAGTGGCCTTTCAATCATGTATTGGCAGAAGAGACACTGACAGCGGGAACCATTCGATATGCTTTTCCTACAGATGCCAACACCATAGACTTTGATACTTTCCGTATTAAAGAAAATACAACCTTCAACAACCAAACACAAAAGCTAACTATTCTTTCATATGAAGACTACTTGTCTAAATACATTGATCAAGAATACACAGCAGATACAAGCAAACGGGATGTTCCTGCTTTTGTCTTTCATGCTCCTAGCTTAGAGTTTGGTATGGTTCCTGCACCTAAAGATGCATACACTGTCTATTACGAATATTACAGAATACCAGTAGACCTGTCTTTATTTTCAGATGTTCCTTCTATTCCTGAAAGATTTAGACATGTAATTATTGATGGTGCTATGCACTATGCTTATTTGTTTAGAAGCAATGAACAAGCTTCTTCTTTAGCTAAGAGTAAGTTTGAAGAAGGTGTTAAACGTATGCGTACCATGTTAGTTAATCGTTACTCATACATGAGATCAGGTATGCTTGCTACTTCTAGAACTTCTGCTTTTGGCGATAGGGTGAATTAATGGCAGACGCTTGGCAAACATATGCTTTTGAGTTTAAAGGGGGACTTGTTTCTAACCTGTCTCCTTTACAGCAAGGTATTAATGCCCCGGGTAGCGCTCGTTTATTAAAAAACTTTGAGCCTTCCACTGATGGTGGTTATAGAAGGATAGAAGGTTTTGATAAATATGACAGTGCTTTTGTCCCTGCTTATGGCTTACCTAAAGTGCATGGTAGTGGTCAAACAGGAACAACGCTTGTATTAGGAAACATCTTCACTGCCCCTATTGCTGGAGACACACTTACCATTGCTGGTGTCACAGGGACATATACAGTGGCTAGTGCTGGTGTTTCTTTTGATAGTACAAATAAGAGAGTGACGTTGACACTTACAGCTTCTATGGCTAGTAGCCCTGCTGATAAAGCTGCTGTAACTTTCACTTCTCATACAGGCATTATGAAAGGTGTGGCAGCGTGGGAAGACACTATCATTGCTTGTAGAAACAATGACATTTATAAATCTACAGGTAGTGGTTGGACAAAGATTAATATTCCTTCTTACGGCACAGTGTTAGTTAACGGTGCTGGTCAGACAGGAAGTAGCTTAGTAGTGGATGGTTTGACAGATGTTCCTAAGGTGGGAGATACATTCACTCTTGCTGGTGTAGAGAAAATATACACTGTCACAGCAGATGCCACTGTCACTAGTGGTGGTGCTACATTAGCCATCAATCCTGCTTTAGCTAGCAGCCCTGCTGACAATGCAGCCGTCACTTGGCTAACGGCTAAATATAGTGATGGTATTAAAGTAAGAACTTCTAAATATAGAATTAATAGCACTGACAAGATTGTTGGTGTTGATGGTGTTAACTATCCCTTTGTGTGGGACGATGCTACATTTGCTTTTATTGACAACAACATTGACTTAGTAGGTTCTGATTTTGCTGTGTTTCATAAAAACCAAATGTTTTTTGCAAACGATGACAAGCTTATCTTCTCTTCTCCTTATACAGACACTGACTTTACAGCAGCCAATGGAGCAGGGGTTATAAACATTGGGGCCACTATAACAGGCATCATTGTTTTTAGAGAAGCCTTAATCATCTTTACTGAAAGAAGTATTAGTCAGCTTGTAGGAAACACTTCAGCAGACTTTAATCTTCAGCCAATTACAAGGAACGTAGGATGTGTGGCTACAGACACCATACAAGAGGTGGGTGGAGACATTATGTTCTTAGGCCCTGAGGGGTTGAGACTTTTGAGTGCAACAGACAGAACTGGAGACTTCAACTTAGGAGTGGTGTCTAAAACCATCCAAGCAGAATCCACTGCTCTTATTTCTTCTAGCAGCAGTTTTGCTAGTGTCATTATTAAACAGAAGTCTCAGTATAGACTTTTAGGGTATAATGCTTCAGTGTCGGCTGACAGTGCTAAAGGTATTTTAGGCACACAAGTGGTAGGGGATAACACCAGTGCCATTTCTTGGGCTGAGACAGTGGGTATTAAAGCTTATGTAGCTGATAGTAATTATATTAATCAAACAGAAATTATTGTCTTTGCTCATTCTGATGGGTATGTCTATCAGATGGAAAGTGGAAATAGTTTTGATGGCGGTAATATTCTAGCTAGCTTTGCCACTCCCTATGTTCCAATTAATGATCCGAGAGTTAGAAAGACTTTTTATAAGATGTTTTTGTACACAGATCCGCAAGGTTCTGTAAATATGTCAGTTAATTTGAAGCTTGACTTTGATGACTTTGGAAGCATACAACCAGAAACTATTACATTGTCTAATGTAAATAGTGGAAGTGTAGGATTTTATGGAACTAGTACAGCTAAATATGGAACAACAAAATATGGAACAAAGCTGAAAAAGCTGTTTCAAACACAGACAATTGGTTCTGGTTTTTCTGTTTCGTTACAGTTTGTATCAGAGGGTACAGACCCTCCTTTTTCGCTAGACGCTGCCACGCTGGAATATTCCACGCATGACAGACGATAATGTGGTAAAACTGTTAGGCATTTATTAAGGAAATAATATGGCAGGATATACAAGAGTAGATACTATTAACAACATTGCTGACGGTAATGTTATTAATGCTGCTGATTTAGATGGGGAGTTTGATGGTATTCAAGCTGCCTTTAATTCTTCTACAGGCCACAACCATGATGGCACTGCTGGAGAGGGTGCTCCCATCCTTGCATTAGGCCCTGTTCAAGACGTAACAATTTCAACATCTGTGTTGGGTGTTAAAACCACCAACACTGTTGACTTAGGCACAACTGGTCTTAGATTCAAAGACTTTTATTTAGCTGGTAATGCTTCTATTGGTGGCACTCTAGGTGTTACTGGAGCCACCACTCTATCAGCAGCTTTGACATATGGTGGTGTCACATTAAGTAATGCAGTGACAGGCACAGGCAACATGGTGTTGTCGGCTAGTCCAACATTGACAGGAACAATTACAGCAACCGCTGCTAATTTTTCTGGTGCTGTAGCTTTAAATGGCAACACCACTATAGGTGATGCTGACACAGACACCATCACTCAAGCGGCTTCTTATGTAACCGGCACTCAACTTAAATCAGCAAAGACAGATACCAATACTCTGTCCCTTGCCGCCTACGATGTAGATGGGACAGCCTATACCAATCTAATCACTCTCACCGCAAGCAATACGCCCACGCTTGCTCTGACTTCAACAGGTGTTGGCACGATCAACAATATGTCCATTGGTGCTACGACAGCATCAACAGGTGCATTTACCACGCTAGGTGCTACAGGTAACGTAACGCTTGGTGACGCTTCGGCTGACACAGTGACCGTAAACGGCACAACCACATTCAATGCAAGCCCAATCATCAGCGTAACCGACAACACCAACGCAGCCCTGCGTATCACTCAACTTGGTACTGGTAATGCTTTGTTGGTTGAGGACACGACTAACCCTGACTCGACTCCTTTTGTTGTTGATGCAAACGGTAGGGTTATTTCTGGTCACACATCTTCGCTTGCAATTGGCTCAGATACATCAAACATTCAAACAAATGCTGGCTCATCAACAAATAATGGTTATGCAACTACAAATTGGACTGGCTCTACCGGATCAAGTAATTTTAACTTTGCAAAATCTAGATCAACTACAATTGGTACACCAAGCATTGTTTTAAGCGGAGACTCACTCGGCAAGGCAAAGTTTTTTGGTGACGATGGCGTTGGATTTATTGAGGCGGCAAGAATTGAAGCCGCAGTAGATGGCACTCCCGGCACAAACGACATGCCCGGTCGGTTGGTGTTTAGCACCACTGCTGATGGTGCAAGTACGGTTACTGAGCGTATGCGTATCGACTCCTCTGGTCGAGTTGGCATTGGTACTTCTAGTCTGACTGGCACTACTTTTAACGTGCTGGGTGCTGATTCAAGTACATCAGGAACTATCTACGGTATTTATGATCAGTTAAACACAACCAGTGCAAGTGGTTCAGGCGCAAAAGTTGGCATTCAAACATTTGCAAATGCTCAAACGGGTTATGCTGGCACAGGAGCATTGGTTGGTGGTATTCTTACTGCTCAACAAGGAAACGCTAGTGTAAATACAGGTAATTTGATCGGCGCAAGAGGGCAAGTAAGTACCACTGGCGCTGGAACAATCAACTCCGCTGTTGCGCTACAAACATCTTTATCATTAAATAGCGCATCAACCATTCCAATTATTGCTGGACTTCAAGTTAACGCTATTACTGCACCAACATCAGGAACAACTACTGCATACGGCGTTCAAGTTGGGGCTATCACTAATTCAACTGCAACCTATGGCGTTTGGTCAAACATTGCTTCTGGCGCAACGCAGTACAACTTTTATGCGGCTGGCACTGCTGAGAACTTCTTTGGCGGCAACACTGTTGTCAGCGTCACAGACAACACCAACGCTGCTTTGCGTATCACTCAGCTTGGTACGGGTAATGCGTTGGTTGTGGAAGACAGCACTAACCCTGACAGCACCGCATTTGTTGTTAATTCAGATGGTCGAACTGTTATAAATGGTTCTTCAGCAGTATCAACCGGGGTGGGAAATGCGTATCTTCAAATAAATGGTGGAACAACTCCTCTGTCAATGATTAGACAGGCTGACGCTACAACACCAATTAACATTGAATTTGCAAAAGCTAGATCAGCGGGAGCTATCCTTAATTCAGGTGACACGATTGGGCGTTTGTATTTCTCCGGTTCTGATGGAACAGCGCAAATACCCGCAGCTTATATTGATGCAGCAGTAGACGGAACCCCCGGCACAAACGACATGCCCGGACGCTTGGTCTTTAGCACCACTGCTGACGGGGATTCATCGCCTACAGAGCGTTTGCGGATTAACAGCGCAGGTGAAGTAGGTATTGGCACAACCACTCCCGTAACCAAACTTGAAGTTGCTGGAAATAACAACGTAACTTGGTCAGTAACAGCATCTATTTCTAGTACAACAATGACTGTTACTGCTGTTTCTGCGGGAACTATTGCTGTTGGTGATTTAGTTCATGGCTCAGGTGTTCAGCCATACACCAGAGTCACTGCTCTTGGCACTGGTACTGGTGGCATTGGCACATACACTGTAAGCGTTTCACAAACGCTTGCTTCGGGAACTGTTGTAGGTTGCCCAACATACGGAAGCACCCTTATCCGAATAACCGAAACAGACACTGCTGTAACAACTGGTCAACCAACAGGTGGTTTGCAGTTCTTTACAAGTGACACATCTTCTCCTACCGCTGGAGTAGGTGCGTATGTTGCCGCACTTGCTGAAACCGTTACACCAGATACAGCCCTAGTCTTTGGTACACGGGACAATTCTGGTGGTGGCATAGACGCAAATGAGCGTATGCGTATCGACTCCAGCGGTAATGTGGGGATTGGTACTACTGCGCCAGCTTCAAAACTTGAAGTAGCTGGTCTTACAAATATTACAGCAGGTGGACTTAAAGTAACTGGGTCACCAACTGGATACACAAATGAAATTGCTTTAGGTGGCGCTACCGCAGATTCTGCGTATGCGATTACTACAACAGGCACTGGTACGCCTAATATGTTTTTTGACCATAGAGGTACAAGCAACACAGGTGCTTTTTACTTTAGAGTTGGTACTACTGGCGGTACAGAACGTATGCGTATCGACTCCAGCGGTGGGTTAATTCTTGCGGGGTCTACCGCACAAAAAGCAACAGGTACAACTTGGTCTAACCCATCTGACCAGCGTCTTAAAGACAACATTCGTGATTACATTAAAGGCACAACAGAGTTAATGCAAGTGCGTGTGCGTGAATGGGAATACAACGGCAAAGGTGGCACAACTGAAGGCATGAAAGGTCTTGGAGTTATTGCGGATGAAGTGATGACGGTGTTACCTGACACGGTTGAAAACTATGATGCTAAATTTAATGCTGATGATGAAGAAACCACAGCAATTAAGAAATTTGATGCCACAGAAATTACTTGGTTATTAGTTAAGACTGTCCAAGAACAACAAGCCCTCATCACTCAACTGCAAGCCGATGTAGCGGCATTGAAAGGTACACCATGAGTGAGAAACTTATATCTGAAACAGAAGCTAAGCTGATGACACATGAAGAAGTGTGTGCTCAGCGATATTCAGCCATTCAGAAGTCTTTTGAAGAAGGCGATAAACGCATGAATAAGATTGAATATCTTTTGTATGCTGTAATGGTGGCTGTGCTATTTGGCCCCGGTGTTGCTGCTGAGTTTTTAAAGAAACTTATAGGAGTTTAAAATTGATCCAATCAGCCTTTGTCTACTTGCAGCAGGTCTTGTCAAGAATATACAAGCTGGGTGTGAACTCTATAAACAAGCCAAAGAATCTTTTATTGAAATTAAGAACACTGCTGATGAGGTTGTCGCCATTGGTAAAGAGATGCATGGTTTTTGGCAACAGCTTCTTAGTTTCTTTGGTAGCAAGCCTAAGCCACAAATTAAAAAACCTGTGGCTAAATCTAAGAAAGCTGAGTATGTTGCTGTTAATGAAACTCAAGTTAAAGTTGACATCGTCAAAAGTTTAACAGAGTTTTTTAAACTTCAAGAACAACTAGCTGCACACATAAGAGAAGAAGAGGACAAGTCTAGAAACGTATACGACCCTGATCAAAACTATATGGAGGCTGCTCTTAAGCGAGTGATGGCACAGCAGCAAATGGCTGAATTAGAAATAACCATTAGAGAAACAATGGTGTATCACAGCCCTCCAGAGATGGGTGCTTTATATAGTTCTGTATTTGAAATGAGAGAAGTAATTCAAGAGGAACAAGAACAAGCTAGACTTAAACAAGAGGCTCAAGAGAGATATAAAAAATGGCAACAGCAGGAGGAAAAAAGAGACTTCCAGCAAAAGTCAGCATACCTCGTAGCGTCTCTAATCCTTATAGCATACCTCTGGATGTGGCTTCTATTCGTAAGCAAACTGGCGAGGACATAATGGGATGGATAGCAGCTTGTATATTAATAGCGTTGTTACTTCCACTATTAGGTTTTTTATACCTTGATGTTTTAGAAGTGAAACATGAATCAAAAGTACAGATTGAGAAAGTTGAAAAACTAAGAAGACAAATTGAACAGAAAGAAAGGAAACAAAAAAATGAATAAGCAATTAGAGAAAGATTCTACGTACAACGCTTTTGACACTGATCACGATGGTGTCATCACTGACGCTGAGCTGGCTAAGTCAGAACGTATGTTGATGATTGAGAATATGGACAAAATGCAAGATCAGCAACGCATCATGGCGTGGGCTGCTTTAGTGCTTCCTCCTGTCGTCATAACCTATCTTGCTTCTGCTTTTGTATCTCTAGAGAAAGTGAATGCTTTGAATGGATTAGCTACAACCTATTGTGCTGCTATGGGAACCATTGTTGTAGCATTCATGGCTGCTCAAGCTTATGTCAGGGGAAAAACCACTGATGCGTAATTTGTTATTGGGCGTAGCTTTACTTGTTCTTGTCTTTGGTGGGGGCTATTGGAAAGGCGGCTACGACAAGGGAGTAGAGACAGCTTTAGAAGTGGTTGAAGCTAACGATAGAGCACGAAACACTGAAGCACAACTAACCACCGTAGCAACTACATATGCTGAAACATTAAGAAAAAATGAACAAAATGCCCAAAAGAAAATTACTGATCTCCGTCTTGCTGTTAGCTCTGGTGAACGCAAGCTGTTCATTCCTGTCACCACCCAAGCCACCAACTGTAGTCTACAACCCACCACAGATGCCACCCCTACCAGCGGAAGTGACACAGGAGAAACACGTGCCGAACTTGACAGAAAAGTTGCTGAATCTCTTATCGCTATAACAGCAGAGGGAGATACAGCAATACGTAAATTAAATGTTTGTATAAACCAATATAACGAAATTAAGGAAAAACTAAATGACCCAACTATCCGCTAACTTCTCCTTACATGAGCTTAGTAAGAGTGACACAGCCCTAAGGCTGGACTTAGACAACACTCCTACACCTGAAGCAGAGGCTTCTTTAAAAATCCTTTGTGAGAAAGTGTTGCAACCAATTAGAGACCATTATAAAAAAGGTGTAAAGGTGAACTCTGCCTATCGCTCTCCAGAGAGCAATGCAGCGGTGAATGGATCGAAGACCAGTGACCATTGCAAGGGCCAAGCAGCCGATATAGAAATACCCGGTGTAGCTAATGCTGAGTTGGCTCAATGGATTATGGACAATTTAGAATATACACAGCTCATCCTTGAATTCTACACTCCCGGTATTCCTGACAGCGGATGGGTTCATGTTTCCTACGACCCTAAAAATCTTAAGAAACAAGAGTTGACAGCAACTAAACAAAATGGTAAGACGGTATATTTGAATGGTCTTATTGCTTAACGGATGATATAATGTCTTTTAAAAATATAAATATAATAGGAAGAGAATATGAAGTTTTCTTCTTAGATGAGTTAAAAGACCTTGTAGGAAATTGTGACAATGATAATTTGAAGATAAATATAAAGAACGGACAACCTCCTTTACTAGAGACAGACACTGTCTTACACGAAGTGGTGCATGCAATAGATGTTGCAATGCAACTTAATATGAGTGAAAGACAAGTGTATTGTGTAACGACAGGGTTGATAGCAACATTAAAAGATAATCAACAGTTTTTAGAATATTTGTATAAGGCATTAAAGAAATGAAAGAAAATTTCACAGCAACACAAAAAGAAGTTGTAGCTAGGAAGATGGGCTACAACGGGCCTATGCATATGTTTGATGAGTTCTTGATGTCAACACCAGCAGAAGCAAAGAAATATTCTTTGATATCTTCTAAGGTGGCAGAGAAGATGGCAAAGGGTGGCGATGTCACTGGCTATGCAAAGGGTGGTCAAGTGGTGGCTAATAAAATGAAAGCCTCTCAAATTATTACAGAGCATGCAAAGAAGTATGGTCTTGATCCGAGGCTTGAACTTTCTGCCATTCAACAACTAGGAGAGCTTGGTGACTTGGTGTTGCTCCAAGAAAATAATACAGTGGTGATATTAAGAAAGTTACAGCCATACATTGTTGAGTTTTATTCTTATTCTTCAGACTCTCCTGAAAAATTGGCTGTATCAATGTTGTCTTTAATGAATAAGATAAGGGATGGAGAAGTGAAGGCTATGTATGGGTTTTTTAAAGAGGGTGGGTCTAGTGTTGTCACCTTACTTAAAAAGATAGGCGTTGATGTAACAGCTTCAGATGTTCCTCTTTATGATTGGAAGGCTTTAGTATGAGACACAACAATTCTTATCATCTCTTAGGTATTCCAACGCTTCCTGAAGATGCTTTTAAACATATTGGCGATAGAAAGATTAAGCCACAGGGTCTTTGGGATGCTGTTAATTGGGCTACCGGGGGTGGGGCTAACAAAGTTAGCGACAAAGTTAAAGAAGAAGTTAAACAAGTTGGTGATTGGGCAGCAGGTGAGCTTAAACAAGCTGGTGATTGGATTGACGGTAAAGTAAAAGAATACATACCCGGTGGTTGGACAACTGTCATTGCTGTTGCTGCTATATATACAGGATATTATTACACTGCTGGGCCGGGATCAGCCGCTGCTGCTGCTGAAGCTAGTGCTGCTGCTGCTGGTAGTGGTGCTGCTGGTACAAGCGCTGCTGCTGCTTCTAGTCCATATGCTATGCAAGCAGCAGGGGCATATTCAGGTGTGGCTCCTGCCTCTCTGGCTTCAACCAGTGCAGTGACAGGTGGTAGTATGCTTGGTGTAGAAACAATGTCTCTACCTCCAGCTCCCTCCAGTGCCTATTCTCTTAGCTCTGGATCATCTTCTAGTTTAGGACTGCAAGCCTCAGCGGGTGAGGGTTTAAGCTTAGCGGCTCCTTCTTCTTCTGCTGTCACCTCTAGTGCAGCTACAGGTGCTGGCGGTATGGGTGCGGGTGCAGGTCTTTCTTACGGTACTACAACCCCCGGTATAGCTTCAATGGGAGGTGCTCAAGGACTTACCACTGCTGCTGCTGGTGGTGGAACAGTGAGTCAGCTTGGTGTCTTTGGTGCTCCTCCGGGGCTTTATGATGTTCCTTCTCCTTCTTTAACTGACGCATACACAGCTAAAGAAGCAATGACCAAAGATAAAGAAGAAGACAAACCAAAAGAAGAAGAAGATAAACCCACAGAAGAAGATCCTCTTGATCTAACAGCAGCTTTTGCTGCTTTAGGTACAATGTTAGCGTCTAGAGATGCCTCTAGTAGAGGACAAAGAAGTTTTGCAGAAGGGGGTGCTGTAGAACCAGCAAAGCCAACAGCAACTTCAGGAACTGCCACAACTACAGCAGTTACCTCTGGGATGACAGCCGCTGCTGATAAAGCAGGAACCACTCAACAAGCTGTCCCAACTACGGACGCAGTAGCAGAAGGTGTGGCTGCTCCAGCAGGAGTGACAGAAGAGAAGATGGTGGCAGATGCTGCACAG